GTTATCAGTCCTTTTCAAATCGGGAAAAGCAACCGCTGATCTTCAGAAATCAATCGATCAAACGGTTCGCTCAATAGCCAAGGATTTTTTCACGGAAGTGAAGAGATTGACACCAGTGAGATCTGGTCTTGCTAAACGAAGTTGGAAGTTGAAACAAAAATCAAATTCCAAGTATGCTGTGGTCAATCCACAACCATACACAAATCGTTTGGACAAAGGCTATTCAAATCAGGCACCTGAAGGGATGACGAGACCCGCCCTATCAGAGGTTAAAGACAAATATAGAAACAGGAGAATAAAATAATGTCAATAACAGAAAAAATAGCAAAACACTATCAGACAGCAATCGGTGGTGAATTAATCAAATACCATGTAGATGAATGGGAAACTGACATCTACTTCAGAAGCACTTATCCGCTCAAAGATGAAAGCAAGATACTGCAACTTCAAGCAGAAGGCAAGACAGTAGAGGCATTGGTCGAGAGCATAATAGCAAAGGCTCGAGACAAAGATGGTAAGAGATTGTTCTTCGATGCTGACAAAGTTAAATTGATGAACGAGGCAGATCCTATGACTGTGGTCAAGGTAGCCACGGCAATCAATAATGCTAAACTTACTGCTCAGCAGGCTTCTATCGCAAAGGAATAGGTGCCAGTGTTGAGTTAAGGTTTGTAATGATGCTCGCAGACAGGCTGAAGAAGTCTGTCCAAGAAATATTACAACTGACAACACTGGAGATAGAGATGTGGGCAGGTTATCTGATGTATGAGGACCAAGAGAGTAAGAAGACTATGAAGCAACAGAAACAACAAACGAAGGCTAGGAGAAGATAATGGCGAAGACTGATCTACTGATCAACATAGCGGTCAAAAACCAACAGGCATTAGGATCAATCAATAATCAATTGACCCGAATGTCAGGTTCTGGTTTGAAACTGAGCACGGTGCTAAAAGGTGCCGCGGCTGGTTTGGCGGCCTTTGGAGCGGTTAGGATTGGATCATTCATTGTCAACACAACTAAAGAATTTGAAGACCTAAGAACCACATTGAGTTCAGTCACAGGTAGCACTGAACAAGGTGCTGAGGCATTCAGATTCATTAGTGAGTTCGCTACCAAGACCCAGTTTGGTGTTGATGACCTAACAAAGACTTTCATCAAGTTGAAAGCGGCGGGTATTGAACCAACCGAAGAACTTCTAACAACATTCACAGACGCGGCGGCGGTGACTAATGACCAGATAGGATCATTAGAGGCTGTCACTGACTTGTTTGCCAGAACGGTAAAAGGTGGTCTAGGACTTGAAGAGATACAGAGACTTGGAGACAGAGGTATTCCGGTGTTGGCTATCTTGGAAGAGAAACTAGGACTCAGCAGGGCAGAAATATCGGAGTTTGGTAAGACGACAGAGGGCGCCGCGGCGATAACCAAAGCATTTGCTGAAGGTATCAATGAAAGATTTGGTGGTGCGACTCAGAAATTAGTATCAAACTTATCTACAGAATTTTCCAACGCCAAGATCGCTCTACAGGGCGTGGCGGATGAATTCGGTCAAGGTATATCACCAGCATTGAAAGATGCCGTTGGTGGATTCACAGCATTAGTAAATGAAAACAGAGAAACAATTTCAGCACTAGGAGAACTTACAGGCTTTGCCTTGAAGGCATTAATATCTGGATTGAATCTTGTCCTCAAGGCAATTGGCAATGTCATAGACTTCTTCAAAGATTTCGTTGGCACAGTCAAAGACACAATACAGGCAGTTAAGGATTTCAAGAATGATGTAGTTAACCAATTCGAAAATATGAAAAAAGGCATCGGAGACAAGATGTCAAATGTTGGCGACAGCATCGTAGGAGGATTTCAAGACATCTATAACAAAGTAGTTGGCAATTCAATCGTGCCTGACATGGTCGATGATGTTGGCAAAGAGATGGACAGGTTGGCATTCAACGCCGACAGGAGTCTAGGCACATATAGCGACGCGGTTCAAGAAAACATAGACAACGATGTCATACTTCAGGCTCTACACAGAACAATAGGAGAAGGGTTCACACCATTAGAAGGCAAGATCACGGCAGTGGCGGCAGGTATGTCAGCATTCAAAGACACAGCGTCAAGCGCCTTGACAGATGTTATAATGGGCACTAAATCATTGAGAGATGCTTTGGGTGAGATAGTAAATTCAACATTAAGAGCATTGATACAAGGTTTCATTAATTTAGGTATCACAATATTCATATTGGAACCATTAGAAAGATTTTTAAGAAGACAAGTTGACACACAGAAAAAATTAAACAGAGAATTAAAAGTAGAGATAGCACTTAGATCTATATTGGCTATGTTTGGCGGAGGCGGCTTTGGTATTCCGTTCTTTGCTGATGGTGGTAGAACAACTGCCAACCAACCAATCATTGTGGGTGAAAGAGGACCAGAATTATTTGTTCCAAACACTTCAGGCACAGTGGTAGCCAATGACGAACTTGGTGTCAACAGAGGCAATGCTAGTATGGGCGGTGGCGATGACATCAATGTCACTTTCAACATCAACACACTAGACGCAAGTGATTTCGATTCATTACTAACAACAAGGCAAGACTTGATCATAGGGTTGATCAACAGAGGTCTCGCTGAAAGAGGCAAAAGGAGTCTAACAGCATAATGGCATTATTCACACCAAACAAAGGATACAAGGCATTGGACTGGCAGTCTAACACAAAAAGCAGGGTGACGACGGCTGTGTCAGGCAAGGTGCAAAGAATTAAAACAGGCGCACAACATTGGAGTTTCAAACTACAATCACCTTCTATGTCAAGGGCAGAGTTAATGGCTGATTATAGTTTCGTTGTTCAATTGGATGGACAGGTGACATCATTCACTATCATACCACCGGAGATAGGAAGTGCAAGAGGCACAGCATCAGGCACATTGACCAATGATGCCACAGTGGCCGCAGGACAGAGTGCCTGTCAGACAGACGGTGGGTCAGGAACAATATTAAAGGGAGATCTAATCAAGTTTTCAAACCACGACAAGGTATACATGGTCGTAGCGGACAAAACTATCTCAGGCACAAATGACGCAATCAATTTCTATCCACCTTTGGTGACAGGTATTACAAATTCAACCACTGTGACTTATGACAATGTCCCTGTGAAAGTTTATATGGACAAGGACGAAGTAAAATTCATCACACAAACGGATGGTGCCTTCAAGTATGAAATAGTTTTGAATGAGGAGATATAAAGATGGCAAGAAGTATAGCGTCAGCGACTCAGACAAAGTTAGCAGGCAGTTCAGTATTTGTTGCTGATCTGATTGAACTACAATTATCTACAACACAATACCTAACAACCACAAATATCAACATTTCATTTGATAGTGCCACGGCTCCAGACGCCGGCACACAAACTTATTTGGCACAAGGACAATTTTTAAGTTATGGCAACATCGTTGAGACAACCGACCTAAGGATAGCAGAGATAGATATGGAATTCACCGCCGTTGACACAACAACAATCGCTCTACTGACCAACAATGATTACATCAACAAAAGGGTGGTGATCTACAGAGCAATCCTAAATGATGATTACTCATTTGGTGCCGATGATGTGTATCTTGTTTTTGATGGTAAGGTCACTGGCTATTCAATCAGAGAATCAGACACCACAGCGACGGTCACAATATCCTGTGCATCACAGTTCGCTGACTTTGAAAGAACAAATGGGAGAAAAACAAATCCGGCTTCACAGAATGTCCATTTTGCAAATGACAAAGGGATGGAGTTCGCACCGGAGTTAGTAAAAGACATAAGATGGGGGAAAGCATAATGAACATAGTTAGGGTATTAGACAAAAAAGACATCACACAGGTTTTGGATCTAGCATACAGAGCCGTTGTAGAAAGAGGTTGGGTTGATAGAGATTTCGACAAGACCAATTTCAATATACAGGTAAAAAACATTTTATCTTTAGAGAGCAATCTAGCATTTGGTCTCTTCAAGGATAATGTGTTGATTGGATTTGCCGTGGCACAGTTAGATCAGTTCCCTTGGAACACAAAAAGGAAATGCCATATTGATCTGATACACATGGACACAGAACACAGACACGAAGCATACTACCAATTGTTATTGGACACGATATATGCTTTCTGTCGAGAAAATGAAATAAGACACATCAGGACAAGTTCGGCTTCTTATCTGTTCAACAATAAACAAGATAGGATATCGTTCTTGATCAAGAATGGATTTGACGAGGT